GGGGGGGGGTAAATTATTAGTGTCCAGAGTTAGTGCGGGTTTAAAACTTAGGATCCACCTAGGTTATACGTACAGGAGTGCGGCTTTAGTGTAGCTTTGTGGAAAAGGGAAATGGTAGTATAGGGAGTTTCCGCTTTCCAGTATAGGGTAGTAAATAGAGTAGAAGTATCTACTATAGGTTTTTCACGTACCTTTTTGCCTTCGAAAGGCCAGTGTTTGTCGTGTAAGTGATTGATAACCAGTAAACACTAATTCTCATACCGTGTGAATAGTATTATCACCAGCTATGAGAATAGTGTTATCACCCAGGATGATAATAGTATTATCACAGCTTGTGAGAATAGTGCTAAATCGGCCCTGTAAAAAAGTCTTACCCTCAGCGACTTAGAGAAAAAATACTTGATCCGAGAAAATAATTATCATTTATTGATAATAGTTTGGATAGTATTCGTACATTTGTCCACAAGAAAATCAAGATATGGCACCAGACAACCACGAAATAATGAAGACCGCAGATGGTAGAACCATCCCGGTCAGGAAACGACCAGTAGCTGACAAGCAGACGTATGACGTTGTCCAATTAGTTAAGACTCTAATCCAAGCTTTACCCAACGATGAGGATCTTGGGAAAGCCGTAAGGAAGTTATTTAATCCAGAACAATAGTATCCGGGCTTTATAATGGCAGAGCAGGAGAATAAAGTATCATCAGAAGATACACCTGGTTGGGGAGACCAACTAGAAAAAGCCTTTAATAAGACTGGAGTTACCCGTGCAGTGAATAAGATCACTAAGGGGAAAGACTGTGGTTGTAAGAAAAGGAAGAAGCAAGTAAATAACGCGGAGAAGAAGATAAAACGATTCCTCTCCAATAAATCTAAGTAAATGAATGAACTAATTAATCCAAAAGGTTCAAGGAAGGAAGACCACCCTCAAGATAGATTTCAATTCGAAGACCCGAATGAACTTCAGATATGGTATGACTCTACCTTAAAGTTAGCGCCTATACATTACAGTAAGGAGGTTAATACGGATTCGATGCTCGAGACCCCAGAAAATTATTTGGACGAGGCTATGGCTGATGCTGATAGGATTGTAATTGAGGTTCGGGAGAGAATGGATACGTTGAGGAAAGAGGCAGCATCTCGTAGAAGTACGGGAGGAAGTTCCTTTTACCTGGCGAATCAGTACTAGTCACTTTCACCACTATGGATGAGAAAACGCTGGATAAAGATACGTATGAATCGGAAGTATAGCATATTAAGCCTTCTAGATGATGACTTAGGTAAAGCCTTACAAATTATCCTTGACCAAACAGATCAGCACACGTATAAGTGGCAATCAACCAAGGAAAACCGTCAGGCCATGGCTAGGCAAATGGACAAGTCTCCGGCTACAGTTTCTCGCTATATCGATAGACTGAAAGCTAAAGATATCCTAATAACTTTTGAAGAGTACCAGAGAGGTACATACATGATAAACCGACAATTGATAAATTTTGCATAATGGCTATCAACACTAAAACAGATGTTTACAGAGTCAGCCAAAGTGTGTGTTTGTCGTCGGACGTGCACAAAGTGTACATTACTAAGAAGCAAGCCTGTAAGCTTATAGGCACGCTACTAATTCTAATCTTCACGCCTTTAAAGAAGGGAAGTGGAAACCATAAATTTAAGATATGAGTGATACTCAGAATAAAGAACGTGATGAGCACGAAGCTCCGCGACCAGCAAGACGCGCTAAACCTACTATAAGAGGTAAGCGAAATCAAAACCCTAAAAGCACTATGCGTCAAGAGTTGTTCCAGGGCTTGAATATGTTGACTAACCAGCTAATGCAGGTACAGCGACAAGTACAAACTCAGAATGAAGCTTTAGGTAAACTAGGGCAGTTTGTGGCCGATCGATTCGAAACTTACGTAGATGACCTTCCATTACTTCTAGAGAGTAAGGAGCAACCCTTACAAGAGGCATGTGAGAAAGGTGATTACATACACTATTTCGGACCTGTTTGGTACCACGCTAAAGCGGAGCAAGATTACGCTGAGCTTGTAGAGGCCAATAAGGGTAACAAGAAAAAACTTCCAGAGTTTAGCAAAGCTGACAATTATGTCCGCATCGAGTTCCTACTTGATAAGTGGAACTGGGAGGACTTCGATCAAGACAAAGGAGCGGTTACATTCAGCCATCCGGAATTAGGAGAAGAGGTTATCAAGGTGAAAGACCCTGAAAAGACTCAGCCTAATCAGATCTGGGAAATGCTTTACTGGCAACTTATGGGCGAGGACGTAGAAGCCAAGCTTAAAGAGCGTGTAGAAGCAGCCCAAAGACGAGAAGATGCTAAAGTCCGTTCCAAGGTTGCAGCAGCTCAAGAACAAATGAAGGAGGACAAAAAGAAGTCTAGTAAACTAGAGATAGTTGGACGATAGTGGAATCCATCCTTTCATTCTTACTTACATCATACCTGCTGAAGTTCGGGGATCCATTTAAGATCCCTGGCTTCACGCCGGATGATTCTCGTACCCTAGATACCTTCCATCACTACGAGTATGGGCCCGTTTTATATTTAGGTAAAAAAAAGTTTGTCAGTTTGAAGGAGTTTAAGAAAAAGTAGTACCTTTGTCTAGGTGCTAGCAACACCTTAGTAGCGGACCTAATAAAAATATTGATGGTAGAAACAATCCGAAAACAAGCAGAACCCGTTGGAGCACTGACTCCACACAACGACGTAGTAGAGGGGTACCTAGAGTACCTCTCAAACTACTTCGAACTGTCTGATGTTTCGGAGGCGTTAATAAAATACGTGTTATCGAATTACCAGTTATTTGAATTTTTTCCCGGAACCAGTGGGGAGTTTTCAAGATTTAATGAATCCGTAAATGGTAAATATTCGATAAGTGGGATCAAGAAAGCATTCTATGCCCTTGTTTCTCAGGGATGCTTTCAGCGAGCGGCTCGAGGGCTGTACGTTCTGAATGCATCCCTGTTCCCCACTTATACTGCCCATACGAACGTAATGTACGTCGTACAAAAAATCATGCCTACCAAGCATACAATGAAAACGATGGCGATGAATCCGGTAGAGGAAGGCCGTGGAGGATCACATATTGTGGTCCTCTCCGACTCTACCTATCAAGTCATTAAAAAAGACTATCCAGAAGTAACCTCACTTTTTGAATCATGAGAACAGCATATGTTATAGAAGGGGGCGAGGACCAAGTGTTTAAGGAATACTACAAGTTGCTGAATAACTTCATCGACTTAACACCGGTTGAGATTTCAATAATCTCACAGCTCGTGTACCATTACTTTCAGACAGAAGGCGCTAAAGAAAAAATTCGTTGGCAGTGGACATTCTCCACAGATACTCGTCAACAAATTCGTGAGACCTTAGATATGTCGACGAATAACTTTAACACAAATCTGACAAACTTAAGAAAGAAGATGTTTGATGGAGAACCTGTCATACAAAAAACCGAGGGCTACGAAAGTATCCACCCGAAGTTAATTATCAAACCTGGAACTCTAAACGGAGGCCAACAAGGCTTTCAAGTGCTCCTAAACTTCTACATCACTTCGAAGGAAGTAGTGGAAGAGCAACCTCCAGTAGAATCCGTTGTAGAGGATCCTAAATTAGAAACTCCGGTTCTAGAGGGTAGCTCAGCTGCTGTTGAAGTAAGTGACGCGCCTGTTAAAGAAAGAATCCAAGAAATCGTAGAAAATGCATATAAAGCAAAAAGAGATGATCAGCAAGGTGGCCAAGAAGTACAACTTGACCTCGACGGAGGTGGAGAAAATCTGGAAGACCCAGTTCCGCCTTCTAAAAAAAATAATGGCGGACGCCGTCCCGCAAGACGGTCAAAAGACTTACGACCCCAATCGTTTCATGATATTGATCCTACCAAAGCTGGGGAGGTTCGTACCAAACCACAGGAAGATACAGGCCATTAACCAAAGAATTTTAAACCGTGATAAGGATAACACAGGATCAGTTTAATATTGCCGTAGATTTTTGGGATGCGATTCCGGGGCTTAAGGGTATACCTAGTTTAGAGCCTTATTTAAAGATGAAGCACAGCTCTGCTATTATGTGGGGCGCCATACACCACTGTCACCCAGAAAGTCCTTTATACCACTATGTAGGTAAAGAGGACGAGATTAAAATTATGGTGGAGTCTATGGGAGTAAAGGACTATAACTTTGAAGATTACAAGGATTTAACAGACATCCTTACAGATTTAGCCACTACTGAACTTGAACGCACTATGTCGTTTTATGAAAATAAACTACGCGAACGTAGGGAGTTTATAAGCAACATTCCTTATGAGCTATCAACGGCCGATCAGTTAGATAAGATGATGATGAATTCTATTAAAATGTCAGAAGCCTATTCTAAACTGCAGAAGACTGTACGTGAGGAGGCAGACTTTTCCGCTAAAATGTCGGAATCAGATACCGACGAATTATAATATTATGAAAAAGAAATCTACTCTTAAGCGACTAACTTTTAAGCACATGTTCCAATGGTTGTGGGTCACTAATAAATGGTGGTACATCGCTGCTCCAGTAAGTATAGTACAGTTTATTCTGGTACTTATTTTCTTAGATTTTTCGGAGACGGCTTCTTATATTGGCATGGGCATCTCCTTACTATTGTTGGTTTTTATGTGGGCCTCTGGTTTAAACCTGTACACTAAGAATTACGACTTAGCTAAACTACACCCTTATCACGATCACAGTAAAAGATTCTGGAACATATGGGACTACAGATAATACCTAAAGGATTTCACAATTCTCTAGTGTTGCCAAAAATAGTACGTAACGCAGATAAAATTACCGGCCTACGATCGGTTTTTAAGATCAGTAATGGTTGGTACAGCCCGGACAAGGAAAACGATACGAATAAAATTTGGGGAGTAACTCACTACCCTAAAGATTACAAAAGAGCCTCTATCCGTTTTGGTTGGAGGCCGATTTCTGGATCCCCAGGTACCTTAGATCTTGTAGCTTACATGTACGTTGCGGGAGAACGTAGTATCGTATCTATGATGAGCTTTAAATCTGATCAAGCCATGGAGACCGTTATGGTGTTCAATAAAAATCTAGGAGAAATTTCCTTATATGGAAACCAAGGAAGTAACATCTCCACAGTAACTTTAATCTACGATGTAGCAGCTTTTGATAACTCAATACTACGTACGCATACTCCATATTTCGGAGGGCAGGCAAAAGCTCCACATACTATTTGTGTGAATGTGTACGACTTTAAAGTCTACGCTAACGATGGTGACGCCGGATAAACATGAATGGATGCACATCAATAATGATGTGTTCCGAGTTTCTGAGTACCCGAACTATAATCCAGTAACAGAGAGATTCCGTCGTGTAAGCTGGTATAAGGGCCAAAAACGAAAATGTATAGAAGGTGCCTGGAGTAGCGGTAAATGGATTCCAGGACCTCTTTATTATTACATAAACTTCCACCACATTAAGCATGAGGACGAGTCCTCTGTTTCTGAGACGATTACATTACCCTGGCTCCGCGACATTGATTGGGAGCTTTTCCTCGTTTATGAAGAGGCTCGAGGATTCTCCGGGTTTTCTGAAGATGCTGAATACACCTGTGACAGAAACTACGGTCCCGAGAAAGAACTGGCGCTACGTTTAGGCCGTATTACAGAAGAGCAGCTTAAGACTCGTATTTATGTACCAGCCCGTGAATATTTACGTATGTGGCACGGAGCTTCAAAAGGAAAGCCTCTTTATAAGAATCAAGCCCAACATGTACTTAGTATCCAAGCTCGGGGAGGAGGAAAGTCATACGCGTCATCCGCGATCGTCGCACACAACTTCTTATTTGACGGGGCCACAGATTACGATGAGTATCTTCGAAGAAAAGCAGACGGGAACCCCTATACGTCTGATTCCATTGTTGGGGCCATCGATACAAAATACACTTTACCAGTATTCAGTAAGATTGAGATCGGTCTAGACTATTTGCCTGGTAAAACACATTTCGCCGGCCGAGAGTATGCTAGTCCTTTTATGGTCAGTCATCATGGGTCTTTAGCCCCTAACCGTGAATGGTCTTCGAAGAATGGATCCTTACTTCGTCACCGTACGTTCCGGGACAATCCACTAGCTGCCAACGGTACTCGTGCAAACCTTGTGTTCCTGGATGAGGTAGGCTTCATGGGTAATATTAAGGAAGCTTGGGGAGCGATTGAAGCCCTCCAGGCATCAAAGCAGTTTCGCCGTCTTGTTATATGGGCCCTAGGAACCGGAGGTTACGTATCAGGAAAAGCACAACTCTGGGCAGAGAACATGTTCCGGAACCCTAAAGCAAACAACTGTCTGGAGTTTCCGGACATCTATGATTTAACGAATAAACCGATTGGTTACTTTGTTCCTTACGAATTAACCTTGAACGAATTTAAGGAGGGTAAGAATAAAATTACCAACTTAGAGAAGTCAAGACTCTTTATCGAAGAAACTAGAAACGCAGCTAAAGAAGATCCTAACCCGACGACTTATATCACTACCGTGATTAACGGGCCTCAAAAACCTTCAGAAGCTTTTTTAGTTGTAGAAGGAGGATACTTTCCAGCATTCCAGTTAAAAGACCGGTACCAATACTTGATGCAAAACCAGCATATCCTGGATCACACGTTCAAGGGGACAATACTCTTTGATGACGCCGGGCTACCACAGTTCCACCTAAATACTAATCTAAAACCTATCAGGTCTTTTCCACTTACTGACGAAGCTAAAGAGGGGGCCTTAGAAATCTTTCAAAAACCTCAACGAGAATTTTCTACCGGGCAAGTCGCCCAGAATAGGTACATCATCGGTTGTGATACTGTAGATAAGGCCAGGTCTACTACAGACTCTTTATTCTGCATCATTGTCTTCGATCGATGGTCAAGAAAAATCGTAGCTGAGTATACCGGCCGGACTGATAATCCCAACGACGCGTATGCTCGCGTACTTAAGCTTGCCCTGTACTATAACGCTAAAGTCATGTACGAGCAGGCCCTCACGGGGCTTTACACTTACATGGATCACCAAAAGCGATTATCTCTTTTAGCTGATACTCCTTCAGCACTTCGAAACAGGAAAACTTATAAGCCGGGCACGAATACTTCGAAAGGAGTTCCTCCCTCGGAAAGTACCAACAGACAAGGTCGAGAATTTATCTTAACCTGGTTAAAGGAAAAATTAGACCTTACAAATCTGGATTATACTCCGATACAGACTATAGAGTCTCCTGCCATACTTCGAGAACTTATCAATTGGAATCCTCAAGCGGGTAACTACGATAGAGTTTCTGCGTTAATTATGGTAATGTGGTACGACAACACTCTTTATAGAGAGACCGCGGAACAAGCTGCAGAACATAAAAGTAGAGCTCTACATCCTTACTATAAGAAAATGAAGCTTGTTAAGAAGGATCTCGGTGACGCAGGTATAAAAGCGCAAGATCCTAGAATAAAAGAAATTATCACACTCGCTGAAAGAGCGGAGAAGATGAATAAAAAATCGTAGTTTTGTACATTACTAGAGATTTATCCAAATGAGTTATACGTCATCCAAAAAAAGTAGGGCGCCCCAAATCCAGCAGTTTCCATATCAGAAACTACCAGATAGCCGAAAAGGAGAAAAGTGGGCCAAAGAATGTGTAGATGTAGCCTGCGACATTTTTCTTTACCATAATGAAAACATTCGCGCTTCCCAGCGTAATAAAATTATCAACTACAACTTGTTCTCAGGCATCATTGATCACGATGATGTAGAAAAATTGTGTGACCCACACCAGTTAGGTATCGATGACTTCAAAGATACTTTCCGCCATATGGGGATAGGAAACAACAAAATCCGTTTACTTATCGGAGAAGAGCGCAAGCGTAAAGACGACTTTCGCGTATTTCTAAGTTCTTCCGACGCAGATGGTATAGGAGAAAAGGAACAACAACGTAAAACCTTACTATTAGAAAAAGTCAACGAGGTTATCCAAAACCAGGATCTCCCGGACGATATGCTAGAAATAGAGATGAACAAGTTTACAGATTACTTAAAGTATGAGTGGCAGGATCATCGAGAAATCGTTGCAAACAAAATATTGAAACGTGAATATTCACGTAATGAGTTAAAGAATAAGTTTTCAGAAAGCTTTGCCGACTGGCTTATTTCCGGTGAGTGTATTATGTACGCTGGCGTAGAAGGTAACGAACCTGTAGCCCGTAAATGTAATCCATTACAGATGTTTACTTTAGGTGCCGCGGACAACAAGCGCATCGAAACTTCGGAGATTATTGTAGAGTACGGGTATCTAGGAAGAGGCCAAGTAATTGACCGTTACTTTGACTTCCTTTCGAATGACGATATTGAGAGTATCGAAACCGGTGGAGAATTAGCTAAAGGTTCCACATGGTCAGATGATCCAGGATTTTTACCGTATCCGAATGTTGGAGAAATGTCCGATAACGGCATTCTACTTTTTGATGCTAAATACAGTCACGTCTTTACCGGCGCTTATGATACTCAAGGTAATGTACGCGTTGTAAAAGTAAACTGGAGAAGTAGACGACGTATCTTTAAACTAGCTTACGTCGACCAATTCGGTGACACTCAGTATAAGTACGTTGCTGACACTTACAAAGCTGACCCTTCTAAAGGAGAACGAATTGTTCGTACTCTTTGGGTTAACGAATGGTGGGAAGGAACTAAGATAGGAGAGAATATTTATGTAGATATACGTCCAATTCCATTTGCTGCAAAATCTCTAGTAAATCCTAGCAAAGGAACTCCGAACTATATCGGTATGATTAACTCGACTAACCAGAGTCTTGCAATCAGTCTCATGGACATCATCAAGCCTTACGATTATCAGTACGATATTATATGGTGGATACGTCAACAAGAAATTGCTACTAACCATGGTAACATTCTTGCTTACAACATTAATATGGTACCCAGCGACTGGGACCCTGATGAATGGTTGAAGTACGCATTCCGTAAAAAATTAATGCCCTTAGACCCCGGCGCAGAAATCCTAGCAGGGCCTAGTAGAGGTGAGGCGGCCGGTAGCTTTAACCAACTGACGTCTACAAATCTTACAGCTTCGAATGCTGATACTATCCGATTATACACAGACGTTCTGATGAACCTAGAGTATATGATGGGTAAAGTATCCGGGGTCTCAGATCAGCGAGAAGCACAAATTGACACCTCTGAAAAAGTAGGTAACGTAAAACAAGCGATTACTCAATCATCTCACATTACTGAAATGTGGTTCTCGGACCACGCACAGTTTAAAGAAAGATTTTTGAGTAAGTTTTTAGAGGCTTGTAAATACGCGTACAAAAAGTGGCCACAACAAATCGACTATACTTTCGATCAGATGGGCATGGAGGTTATTAAAGATTTTGATGAGTTCGCAGAATCTAACTACGACTTATTTATGAGTAACTCTTCTGAAGATTTCGAGATTATGGAAGACCTTCGGTACCTTGCACAAGCTGCCTTGCAGAATCAACAAGCTACTCTGGGTGATATCATCTCGATACGTAAAGGAGTTAGTCTACAAGAAATCCAACGTAAGCTTGATGTTAGCTCTGCACGTATCGCTGCAGAACAACGACAAGCAGAAGAACAGCGCCATAAAAATGCCATGGCTGAAAGCCAAGCTTCTATTAAGAATCAGATGATTCTCGACGATAACGAGCATGACAATAATATGGAACTTGAAGCGATGAAGCTTACAACGGGTAATTTCATTGACCGTAATGGTGACGGCATCGATGACCGGACTAAAGCTCTCTTAGATTCTAGAGAAAAAGCTAAAGACCGTATCTTCCAAGCTAAAGAGACTGCAAAGAAACTTGCAGCCGACATGACCATAAATAAGGAGAAGATCAGAAGTAGCGAGAAAATCGCGCGAATGAGAAAACCGACCGGTCAAAGAGCTAAGTAAACGCTATACCGCAGATGAAATATATTAATTTTCTCTTACCTGGGTAGCAAAATCAATAATACTTTTGTAGTAATAATAATGTAACGATGGCAGAAAATTTGAATATCCAGTTGCTCGATCCAGACGGAGCTGAAGAAGCTTTTAAAAGTCTAGAGCAACCCGCAGAAACTCCTGCAAATGTGCCAGAAGCCGTAGCCGGCGAACCTGGAGCACCAGCAGAAGAACCTAAAGAAGAAAAGATTACCGATGGTTATATGTATAGTCCGGAGGAAATTGAAGCTCTTAAGTTCTCGCACAAGGAAGGCCAAGGGGAAACTCCAGCCAATCCTGTAGAAAGACAAGCACCAGCGAGCCCTGGAACAGATAACGAAGAAGGCTCAGAAAAAGCAGCGCCGCTTCAGGCATTTGTGAATGATTTTGTAAAAAGAGGAATTCTCACAGTTGAAGAAGGCACAACAGTAGAATCTATCGAGGATGTTGCTAAGATCCTAGAAGATACAGTCCAAGAGCGAGTACAAACACGTTTCGAAGGCTGGCAAGATAAGTTAGGCGAAGATGAGAAAGCCGTATTAGGTCTCATGAATACTGGCCTTGCGCCGGCGGAAGCCCAACAACTTGCTAAAGTATCTCAGGAAGTCAACAGCATGACTGAAGATATGATGGAGGATGATAAAGTAGCGGAAGCTGCTTATCGACGTTCTTTGAAAGTCCGAGACTTTTCCCAAGCAGAAATCGACGATTATGTTGAAACTGCTATAGGACAAGACAAGCTTAAAACGTACGCGAAGAAAGCTCTTCCAGCACTGAAGTCACACTACAATGGCATTCAGACTAAGCTAGAAGAAAGAGCTGCTGAAGCTCGTGATAAGGCAAAGCAGAAAAGCGTAGAGCAACTCGAAAAGCAACAGTCGTATATCGACTCCGCTAAAGAGTACTTCGAAGGCTTTGAGCTTACGGACAATATGAAAAAAACGCTGAAAGATTCATTTACTACAGCTGTATACACGGATCCTAAATCAGGAAACAAATACAACGCAGTAACGGATATTCAGCGACAAAATCCTGAAGGGTTCAATGTAGCCCTTCATTACCTGACACATATGGGTATTTTAAATTTTGATGAAACAGGCAATTTTAAACCAGATATGTCAGTGTTGAAGACACTGAAGACTACGAAAGTAACTTCAGAACTCGAAGAGAGTCTCGAAACCGAACGTTCCGGAGTAGGAAGTACGGCGAGCAAGACTTCGCAGGTTAGTGCGTTGGATGCGATCAAAGGATTAGCATCTGGCAAAAAATAGCCATAAATTTAAATTTGATAACACGTTTTAATTCATAATTACCATGGATTTATTACCCTTACAAAAGTACCAAACGAAGGACTATTCTGGACTTGTTCTAGAAAACAATCTTCGTGAGCTGTACATGCAAGAGCCGGAAGTCGTGAACTCAGTGATCAAACAGATCTATGATGTCAACCTTCACGGTTCAATGAAGTCTTGGGTAGAAAGATTCCCAGTAAAAACCATTACACAAGAGAATGGGTTTTACGAGTGGAACCTTAAAGGACAGGATGAAAAGAATGTCCCTCTCGTCGAGGCTCAAGACATCGATGGAAATACTATTACTTCCGGTACACTCGGAAAAGGAGTATCTTCTTTCTACCTGGTATTTGATGAAGATATCTTTTTTAACACCGAGGTTTTAGTCGGTGAAGTAGAAGATTATCATTATCGAGTACTAGCAAAAGAATCATACGGAGCGAACCAAATTCGTTTACGTGTGGAACTAGTTACAAGTAATGTGAACTTAGCCGTTCCAGCTGTTGAACTAGAAGCTGGCCGTTTATTCTCTAAAGATTATGCGCTTACTCCAAGCACATTCTCTTATGAAGGATCTCAGCCTTACTTCAGTTCTCCATTCCGTATGCACAACCGTATCTCAATGATGCGTGGTGAGTATAAGGTACCTGGTAACATGATCCGTAAAGGTGGAAACGAACCTCTAAAGTTCGCCTTCCAGTACATGGGTCAAGCAGTACCAGTATGGATCAACTATCTTGACATGGTCGCAAACTATCAGTTTGAGGACATGTTCGCAAGAATGATGATCTACGGGAAACGCAACTGGACCGACCAGAATACATACCTGAACAAAGATGCCAATACACCTTATACTGTAGAGTCTGGTGCTGGTCTTTTCGAACAGGTTGCTCCTGGTAACCGTCACAAGTATAACTACTACAACCTTGACTGGCACGTTAACCTATTGGTTGACATGGGTGTTGGGCGCATCGAGCGTGGTCGTCGTACGATTACTATTGGAACCGGTGAATTCGGTGCAATCGAAATTCACAAGCGTATCCAGGCGGAAGCTAAACAGTGGACAATCATCCAAATGGATCCAGGACTACTTCGTTCTGCAGGATCGGGCAATTTGGGATCAGCCAATACTTTCGGTTTCGGAGGACAGTGGGCAGAGTATGAAGCATACAACGGTGTGCGTCTAAAAGTGGAAATTATTCCATTCTTCGACGACAACGTTCGTTTCAAGACTCGTCACCCTGACGGAAACAAAGGTCTTGTTGAGTCTCACCGTATGCTCTCTCTTGACTACGGAGGAGAAGCTGGTATCTACCGAGTTAAAGTTCAGGATCTTGATTCTGAGTGGAGATTCCTTCCAGGTCTTCGTGACCCTTGGACGCCAGGTGGTAAAGGTCGTTCTAAACTAGCAGTCTCTAAGATTGATGGTTATGAAGTGATCTACGCTAAATGGGGTGGCCTCATGATTGAGGATCCAACTAAGATTGTCGACTTGCAGTTTAACTTCACTAGATAATCACTCATCTATTAATCAAGCAAAACGATGGCAAATAAAAACGATGATAAGTCATTGCTTGAAGGATCAAATGAAACTACAGTGGTTGCGGAAAAGCCGCAGCCACTTAGTAGTTTCCTTCAAGTAGGGACTGTAGTAAAAGTAAAGCCGTATGAAAACACGGCATACACAGATGAACTTGTCAAGCACAAAGGCAAAGTCAAGATTGATCTGTTTCATAATGCAAAACAAAGCTTTGACGTCCCGGTTGGCCGTGGCGGACATGTAGAGCGTATCCTCGATAACGGGGAGGCGAAATACACTGAAGAGATTCCTACAGAAGCTTTAACGGAACAACAGTTCTTTGAAAGAATGCTCGGAAGAGATCTAGACATCTTGAAAATCCCCGCGGACAACTTCTGGATGGTTGATCCACTATCCAAGGTGTACATTAAACGTGAGGGGCTTACTTTAAACCTCGGTAACGTTATTGACATGTTACACTATAAGATTCTTGTAAACAACAAGAGTGATTTCGCTCTTAACTACGTTCAAGGGATTCAGGATGGAGCCTTTGCTACCTTCTACTTCGAAGATGAGAAGAAAGCAAAGAAATCCGAAATAGATAAAATCCTCGCTGAAGGTAAGGCTTCTAGGATTTTTGCTGCACTTGTTGACAGTAAAGATGCTATGGAAGACTTCTTGAAGGTTGCAGGTAAAGTCAACAACAAAGCAAGCAAGGACTGGTTACAGCAACAATTGCTTCTTATGTATGAAGACTCTGCCAAGACTGGCTTCGAACGTTTTTTAGCAATTGCTGAAGATCCAATGTTCAAGCAAAAAGTTCTAGCGGCTGATGGTGTTCTCACCAAAGTCATTGAACGCCAAGGCGACGACTATTATATTGAAAGTAACCACATTGGTACTCTGAACGACGTGATATCATTCCTGAGAAATCCAGCGAATGCACCAATCGTACAGGCGATCCAATCAATGAAGAATCGAGTTTAAGATATGTTTTACTCTGCAAACGAAATGGGAGACCGGCTGCTTTTCGCAGCTAACCGTAACTCTGCTATAGGGCCCGGGTTCTATGAGCCTGAGGAACTAGGGTACACTTTGACGTCTGCACAGTGGGTATACATTAAACAGATTCTGTCACCAGAACACAACCTCAAGAGAGAAGGCTTCGAAGAATCGGAGATTCGCTCCAAAGGGTTAGCAGGCTTAATTGCTACCGGATCGTTCAATAAACCTTCCGGTAGCACTGGGGCCAATCATTGGAGTCGTATTACAACCTCATCGAACCAGGCTGGTGCACAAACAAACGGGCTACTTGTTGACATGCCCGAGGATTACATGTATTCAATCTTTGAAGAAGCTGAGGTCAACGTTGTTGATTGTACAGATGACAGCACTTTTTTGAGAGTCCCAGTGAGAATTGTGACTCATAATGAGATTAACAGGTACCGAAATAACAAGTACAAAAAACCATACGTGGCCAATAATGAAGGCTTAGTATGGAGAGTAGAGTATAGCCGTAACGACGAAGCTTACGAGAGTTCTACCGAGGGTGACCTTACCCCGGACCAGACGGTCAAACGTCAAGAACTCGTAACTGATGGAACATTCCAGCTCCGTGATTATTTCGTTAGGTATTTAAGGATTCCACCTCCTATTGTAGTGGACTTTGATGATTCTACCAACCAAAGAAATTGTGTTCTAGACGAGCAGCATCATGAAGCAGTCATTGAGATTGCTAAGAAGCTGCTAGAAGAACGCGGTGACAGGCGGGAGATTCCTGAGGCACGTAGTGTCGAAAATCTCGATTAACCATTTTTTTCTAATCTAAAACTAAACTAGATTATTATGCTGAGAAATCAAGAACACGGAACCACGGTGATCATCGCCAAGGCTTCCGATACTCAGACAACTACTGGTGATGTGAATGACGGACTCGCTGCTGGAGTCGTTGCAGTTGTAAAACTCGACGGAACAGCTATCGATACTTCTGGAGCTGTAGCACTTAGTGCTGGAGACAAGTTTAAAGTCGTTCAAGGAACTGGTTTAGGTAAACCGCTTATCAAGTCGGCCACATTTACATATGGGACGGCTACCGCAACAACTCGTGCATTTACTACTCCATCGGAGCAAGTAAGTTTTATCGGATGGAACGGTGTAAGTGGAAACTTACCAACAACAGGTACTAGTTCGACTCCAGCAGAAGGAAACTTCCGCTTGAAGTACACGAACAACACACCTAGAGACCGTGCTAACGCATGGCCAGCTGTAAACGCAGATTACTACATTACCGGAGCGGGTACGTGGGCATCTGTCGAAGAAGCTGTAGCGCAAGATCTTATCTCTTCATTCAACGGTTCTATTGCTGATGACCCTGCTACTCGTGTAGTTGCTGGACTTGTTAACAAAGAAGCGCTTGTTGCGGGAGATGACTTTGATGCTGCGATGACTATCGTCAAAGGTTCTAACGTTGTAAACGTTGCCACTTCACTAGCATATGGTGGAGCAGCACATACAGCTGTTGCCGGAGACTACATCCGTATCGGAGCTTATAGTGATACTGCTGTTACTCTTAAATCACACGTTTACAAGATCATCAGTGTTGATACACTGGCCTTGACTCTTGACCGTGCGGTTACTGAAAAGTCTGCAACAATCGCTACTGGATCTAATTTCAACCAGGTAATTGCCGCGGCTGATATTGACAGTTGGGGTCTTAAGATCTCTTCTGTACCTAACCCATTTGATGTAAGCGCCCAGCGTGATTACGTGAAGAATAGCTTCGATCTTATTCTCTCTGAGAGTATGACGGATCTAGGAATCCTTAACACGAAAGACGCGACTGCTTCAAAAGGAACAGGAACTGCTGAGCAAGCTGCTTTCGACGAGTACGAAACTCTCGGACTCGAAGGATCAGGATTTATCCTTGGAACTCCTCCTAACATGGGACGAGTAAACAACGCTGTTGTTACCCAGGATGCTCCTGCAAGTGTTGCTATTACAGCAATGGCTGATGCAGTACTACCTTATCATAAGGCTGGATACTCTGTTATCGTATTGTCTGAGGACTTCAATGCTCCTCATATGATCGGTGCTGGGACCATCAAAAAGTCTTGTGTAATGTATCTCGAGATTGCAGATGGAACTGCTGTCGGTACTAAAAACGACGTTTCCCCTAACGGTGAAATGCTGTTGAATACTGCCGGACTTGCAGGAACCGCTACTAGTCTCGATGCAACATTGTTTGCGTAGACCTTTATAGAATAGCCTAGCCCCCTCGTTTCATCGTTCTTTGTTTTTACAAAGTCTGCCATCGCTACAAACTTTCGAGGGGGCAGGCTTTTTCTTTTTATGTATCTTTGTAATTAAACCGATTCATCATGGCTTTATCACCTTCTTTTTCGATTGACGTACCTTGCGGATGTACCCAATTTGACTTTACCGACACTACTGGTGCCTACTCTTCAGAAGTAGCCGCAGCTGGTGAAATTGTTATGACCGCAGGAACTACTGGTTCCATTACTAGTATCACCGTTAACGGCGTAGAAATCCTTAGCGGGTCAGTAGCTTTTAACACTGACATAGGTACTACCATGGCCGACCTTAAGGCCAATATTGATGCTTACTCATCTATTCCAAATTATTTAGCAGCCGCTCTGTCTACTACAAGTGTAACAGACGATACTACTAGTATTTACTCAGACGCCGGCGCAGGAACTACTCCTAACGGTTATGTAGTCGTAATTACCTCAACCGGAGATATTACTTTCACAGTTAATAGTCTTTCAGGAGGTACCGACGGTAATCTAGGCGGTTGGGGAGCTCCTAATGAAGCCAATAGTGCTATTTCAGAGGCGCTTCTTCGTTATAAGGCACCAGGTGATACTACTTACACTGATGTCGACATTACTTCGAAGGTCCAAGCTTCTGCAGCAGCTACTTACACATTAGAGTATTCGACGATTGATGCTGATGCGGATTATATCGATTCCGGGGAATGGGAATTCCTTTACCAAATTACAGAATCTGGAGGAGATGTACGACAAGCTGTTATATACGTACTTCCTTACTGTGAGTACGAAATCTGCTTAGACAATAAACTTTTAAACCTGGATCCTTCTACTTGTAGTAAATGCATCCAGAAAAACGAACAACTTTTAATATCCATGACTGCGCATTTAGAAGCTTTAAAAGCCGCGGCAGAAAACGGAGATACTGAAAAATTTGAACGAACTCAAAGATTACTTGACAAGTATTGCGCAAGTAGTTTATGTAAATGCAACGGATAATGGGATACTGTACTGACAGTGATTGTTCAATAACGTATGTACCAAACGTAGAGGTACCTGCTTCTGATTTAAAAACGATGAGAACTAGGTTAGCTACACGTTCTAACGAAATCCACGCGGCTTACGCTGTAGGAGATTTTAAATGCGCACGGAATTTCCAGCGGACTTTTAGTTTGGCTTTTCTTGCGTACCGTTCATGGTTGCGAGCAGACTGTTTAGAGTGCACACACTTCAAAGATCCTGACGATGCAAAAAAACATTACTTTAATCTATTTAAATATTACATCCCATCAGTAAGCACTGTAACAGCCTTAGCTGCAAGTACTACGACTACTGTGACTGGAGACAGTTACTTATTCCAAGACGATCAACAGTTTTTATTTCAGGATGACACTAACTTTAATTTTCAATAATGCCAATCTTAACAACTAAAAGCACATTAACTAGCGGCAGTTTTAATGAAGCCGATTTATTCCACCTTGTGGATGTAAGCAACACCACGGACGACGCTTCTGGGACTTCTTTTAAGACTACGCTTGGAGATTTTCGTGACTGGCTCGAAACGGAGTTAGCTTCATTCGCCGGATACCATGCAACTTCTCCAGGACGGTTAGTACCTATTGCTACTAACTCAGATTTAACTACACACTTCCTTCGTAAGGATGGTACCTTTGCTTTACCTGCGGGTAACACATACACTGGTTCTACTTTAGGAAGTCCTTCAGGAACTGATGGATCTATTTTTTCAAGTATAGTAGCGAATGATTTTCAGTTTCGGTATCTCACCAGCACTACCAGCGAAATTGGTATCAATGAAGCTACTAACTCTATAGACCTTACACTCAATTATGCAAACGTGCAGTTGTTTAACGGATCTCAAATAGGTCTTGTGCCTATTACAGGAGTATCCGCTAGTAAATTTTTACGAGGCGACGGTACGTGGCAGACAATTTCTGCAGCAGCTCAAGAGGCAGTAAATTTAGGTGCCGGTGAAGGTTTATACACTTCACTAGATGGTTCGGACAATCTCCAGCTTAAAAGCTTAACGGGCAGTTCTAATTTAATCGCAGTAGGATCTTCTGCTACAGAAATAGACATTACAGCTACAGCTGCGGCTACTTCTATTCCTTCAGTTAATGCTGTAGGTGAATACATGACTGATTCTAAAGCCACTGATGAGGTTGTGACTCCTTTTACTTTGGATAAACTTATTCGCCGTAAGACTATTGTTTTAAATGACGCTGTCCTTAGTGGGGCCAGTACGATCGGGGGACTCTCGATTACTTCTGGAATTTTATTCGCCACACAAGTAGAATCTGATCACATGCTAGTTCCAATGGGCTGTGCTGTAGGGATTAATCCTACAGGTGCTGGCGCAGGTATGACCTGGGCGACTTCTACGGAATTACAGCTTTATCTAGAACCTTCTATATACACGAATGATGAAATCATCTATTCGATGTATTTGAATGACCCAGCTGGTACAGCAGGTGAGAACTTTTCAGGAGCATCTACCGGAGCACCTATGGCCTTTGTATTAAGCCCAGCAGGTTCACGTGTAGCGGTTTCGGATACACCATCAACTTCGAATGACTTTCCAGCGCAAACACTGGATACACGACGTGCACATATCCCAGCACTGTCTGGTCAAACGATAGGAGTAAAAGCAACAGCAAATGGTACTCCAGGTGCCGCTAATGTAGAAATGACAATAACTTTATGGTACATCGAAGTACCTTTAATACACTAATATTATGTCTGCAGAATCACAAGCAATTGAAGAGCAAACAAGACTAGCTACAGGCTCTAAGAAAGCTCCAGTAGAAGTTGATACCAGTAACGGTTTTGACTCTAGTACTGCTGGGGGAGAAGGTTACATGATCCACGCTATCCAAGAACTTACCACTGTTGTTGTAGGTTATGGAAAAAACTCTGCATCCAGTGGAGCTGCGGGGAACCTTGGAGGGACTATCGCTAAAGGCGACAAAGTCTTTATCCCTGGTCTCAAAACTTTAACGATAGGAGCCGGTTACGCTTTAGTCTACATTTCGTAAAACTTTTACGTTATGATGGCTGGTATAGGTTTAGGTATGGGAGGTGCTTTAGGTGGTGGAGGAGGTTCTTCTGCGCCTGAGTATGAGATAATTTATAAGGCATCTGATACTGACGCGGTTTCGAACCTAGACCCAGTGGGTCAAATGAACGACCTTTCGGGTAAT